GTAAAGTTTTTCTTCTGCTTCTTTGATTTCGTTTTTGAAAAGTTCGTTCATTTTTTTAACCTCCGTTTGTTTTATTTGTTGATATTATTATAATAAATATAAGGCACAAAAACAATTGACACAATAAACAAAAATAAGGCACAAAAACATGATAAATATTGTGGAAATAGTATAAGGCACAAAAAGAATGATTTAATATTATCTATATAAATATTATATACTTGACATAAGGCACAAAAAGAAATATACTAATAAAAAAGAATGGAGGTTGAAACATGGCAACAGAAGCACAGAGAAAAGCAATATATAAATACGATGATAAATTTGAGAGGGTAAATTGCAGGCTGCAAAAAGGCACAAAAGACCGAATCGAAAAAGTTGGATATGGTTCTGTTAATTCTTTTATAGTTTCGGCTGTTATGGAAAAACTAGAAAAAGAAGAAAAATATTTAAAATAAGGCACAAAAACATATTGACATATAAGGCACAAAATGCTATTATATAATTGTCAAGAGGGCAAGACTTGACCGAAAGAAAGGAGTTTCAAGAATGGAGGAAATTAGAGAAATGACAGAAAAAGAGCAGATAGCAATACTTATCGACCAGTATACAGATTTACAAAGAATCAAAGCAGCGGAAGACAAAGAAAAAGAAGTTGCTTACCAGATTAGAGCCACAAAAGCAAAACTTGAAGCAATGGGAATTGTAACGGAAGACTTAAATATTTAAGAAATAGCGGAGGCTTGCCACTCCGCTATTTTTAGAAAAGGAGCGAGGAAATGAAGAAGAAAACAAAGAGCAGTACAAGAAAAGCAATTGACAAATACAATGAAAAATTTGAAAGAATGACAGTAAATTTACCACTAGGAACAAGGGCAATGATAGCAGACACCGACTTGAGTTTTAACGCATTCGCAAATGACGCAATAGAGCGACAGTTAAAAGCGTTGGAAATGTTCGACTTTGAGGACGATATAAAGAGCATGACACCGCCGAAAGAAATTAACGGGAAACCGGTTTATAATTTTGTGGATGAAAGAAAATACATAAATCCGGGCAGATGGTGGCATGATGTAGTCTTTTTCTGGGATGATCTGGAACTAAATGACTTATTTATCCGATTCATGGATGAAGAAGAACCGGGAAACGATAACTATAAAGACGGCTGCCGGATTATCTTTGATATTGTCGATACTGCCAGATATGAAATTGTAGACGCAAAATACACAGATGAAGAACTGGCGCAAATGACATACAAGCAATTAAAGAAGATCCCAGAAAAAGACTTTGGGGGAAAACAGGACAACACCGATAAATTAAAACGGAAGTTCAGAAAATACCTGTATAAAGGCGATAAGCAGCCGTTGTATGATTTTCTCGGAGTTGGTCAACAGTGAGCGAAAAGAAATTTAGTTGCAATAGTTCCATCATGACAGATAACAACTTGAGCAGATCGGCAAAATGGTTGTATGTAGTTCTATCTTACTTATACAGTCAATACGGTTTTAAAACGGGATATTTTTACCGTACAAATGAACAGTTGGAAAATGATTCTGGAATTGAAAACAGGACATTGAAGAAGTGCAAAAAAGAACTTGTGGACGCCGGATATATAAAAGTCTGGCACCACAACACGAATGAAAATACCAAAAATATACGGGTGTGTTTTTATTCAATTTTGAAGTGAAAGGGGTGTATTTTACATCCCTTTTTTATGCCTGAAAACATATAAACATGTTATAATGGTTCGATATAAACATGTTATACGCTCAAACATACCACAAAGCCTTATTTTACAAGGGTTCGCATTACTTTTCTAAAACTCTAAAATACAGGGATTTTCTATCTTTTTTCTTCAAAATTTTGATTTTATATAAGTTGCTTATATGTTTTTGCTCCTTTGGGTGGTGTAAAAAAATCCACTCAGTATGGTGTAAAAAAATCACCACCTAAAAGATTATTGATAAAGTATTTAAAGAAGAAAAAGAAAATATTAAAAGAAAAGTGAATTCTTGAAAGCGTTCTTTTTTTGGCTTATTTTTCCAGAATCCGAAAGCATTAAGCACCCATTTACAAACATTGATTTATTTTAACATATTCCTGAAAAACAAAGTTATCCACATTTTAATGTCATTGCAAATTGTGTTAGATTTATTGACTGTCTAGTGATTAGGGTTTATATTATGGACATAGAAACAATCACGATTTTAATTTTATAAAATTAAATACAATTAAATCCGCCCAATTCCCGGCGGTGTGAGAATGAACTCGGGAGGTTCGCAGCTTTATAGGTGCGGATCTCTTTTTTATAACTAAGTGTAGGAGGTGCAGGACGTGGAAAGAGTACAAGAAACAGAGCAAACAGCAGAAGTATTTGAAAGCGATATTGAGCTATATTTAAAATTATTCTGCGAGGAACAGAACATTGACGATTTAAAGGCTGAGAGTCAAAGCGTCTGGAATGCTGCTTTGATGTATGTTAAGCGCCATGTGTTTCCAGAATCTAGTACCCTTAAAATGTCTAAGCCTTTAGCCGGATATAATAATAATTATTATAATAACCAGTATAGCAATTTAAATAACTGTAATTGCAACGCTTATAATATAGAGTTAGTAAATAATATATGTGATTATTATATTTATATATGCAATCTGTATAACAAAGGTGTAACCATATCGGGGTTTAGTAAATTAACCGGAATAGGAGAATCAACAATACATGAATGGGGAGAAGATAACAGAAAACTTAGTAAGTCGAGTTCGGAAGTTTACAAAAAATTATCAAGAGAGTATGAGAATAGCGCAGAAGCTAAGCTGTGGGGTAACAAGAACCCGGTCGCAGTAATGGCGATACTTAACAAGCGTTTTGGGTGGAATCTTCCGGGAGTGAGCAAAGAACGGACCAGTGAAAGAGCTTTAACGGCTGCTGAACTTCCGAAACTGGGAGAAATAAAGCAGTTAGAGAATACAAAAGATTGATATATTTTAACATTTTGAAACGGTAAATAATTCAGATTAAAATATATCATTGACATTGATTTAAATAAAACACAATTAAAGCATGTATATGTGTCAAATAAGGATTTGTCGTATAGATATAAAATAGTTTACTTTATGGATTATCCACCTCCCCCTCTATACAAAAATGCCACAACCGCCTTGCTTAGTACCTAAAATTCTCGCAAAAATAAAAAGGAGCATCTTACATACATGATCACAAGATACTCATTCACCTGTAAAGAATGCGGAAAAGAATTTCATATACTTGGTCATTGGTATAATCAAATGCTCATGCACTGGTTTTTAGATTACAGATACATGTGGCATGGTATCTTGAAGCATAGAAAACCTATTATTCACAAGAAGAATTCAAGATATTTTTTCATAATTCACATTGCATTTATACCACTTTTGATCTTACAGATTTTGGATATACTGGCAGAACCGTTTAGGAGGTTGTAGGGCATGGTACTAGCATTTACAGAAGAGCAAGCAATACGGATAAGAGAGTATGGGTTATCGGTTATACGATTCAAGTATTGCATAAAGAACGGAATTAATTTAGCAATCTATGTTCAAAACAAATGCGTCAGCTATCTTAACTTGTTATTTGATGCATGTGAAAAATTACTTAATTGCATAAGGGATACAGCCGCAAAACTCTCTGATATTTTTAAGGGTTTAAAAGAAAAGATTGAATTATCAACGTCACACAGATTTGAATTTGTAAAAGTTCTAGGGAACATTGGATATCGAAAATATGATGTTTTGGTTACAACTCGTACACATTTAGCGAGAAGTAATTGCTGATTATAAAAATTTTTCAAAAAATAAAAAGAGGTGATACACATGAACGGATGTTGCGGAACTTGTAAATACGGTCACTACGACAAAATGCAAGGCTATGTATGCGTGAATGATGAAAGCGAATACGTAGCAGATTTCGTAGAATTTGAACATTGGTGCGAGGAGTATACAGAGAAGAATGATGAAGATAATTAAGCGGTTATTCTGCAAGCATAAACATGTGAAACCATTATACACATACCTAGAACAACAGGAAGATGGTTCGTGGATCACGCATCACGTTTGGAAGTGTATGGATTGTGGAAAAGAAATTTATTAGGAGGATTAAAACTATGATGAAAGCAATGTTATCACAGCCTATGAACGGCAAATCAGGCCAGGAGATTATCTCAACCAGAGACAAGGCTATTAAAGCGCTGAAAGAAAAAGGATATGAGATTGTAAACACCTTTTTTACAGATGAATGGTACAGCAAAGAAAGCATGGAGGAACGTGGAGTTGTTCAGATTCCGTTGTGCTTCCTCGCAAAGTCTCTTGAAAATATGAGTTTATGTCACGCAGTGTATTTTTGTAAAGGTTGGGAGAACGCAAGAGGATGCCGTATTGAACATGATGCAGCTGTTGCATACGGATTAGACATTATTTACGAGGAGTGAGAAGATGATTAAAGGATTTTTGTTAGCGTTTGATGTAATTCTAATTGTGTTGTTCTTAGTAATTACAATCTATGCAGTAAAGGTTAAAGAAAATGGAATCGGAGCATTAATGGCGGCGATATCAATCATTATTTTATTAAATTCCCTATTTATTTTAAATTCATAAGATTCTGTGAGGTGGCGGAATAGGTAAACGCAAATTTCTATGCAGTTATCGTCAAGTGGTTGTAGGACACTCATTAAACGGCGGAGTACCAGACTGGCGTGTCAGTGAGCAGGAGGGAACACAAAAAACTTTCCTTGCATAGAAAAAACTATATGTGTGGTGCAAATCCACACCCTCACAATCGACGCAGTTATTTTTCATTAATTGGCATGAATCCTTTCACCACATAGCGGAATGCTGTTAAGAGCCATCGCACGGATCGTGTGGTTTCTCCGATAATCGGAGGAGAGTGGAAGTCTCTTAAAAAACTCCGGCTACCATATCGGCGTTCGCGAGAAAATGGATATGGAAGAAAAAGTCTGCTTCTGCCACTCCCTACAATTAAGCGAGAGTGCATACTAGTTGTGGAGGATGACTTAAAAACTATGCAGTCCTCAT